TCATTGCTTTCTCTCCCCCTCCCCACGATCCAGCCCGGTCTGAGCTGCGGCGAGTGCTGGTTTCATGAATGTGATCCAGTGCGTGTCCGCGCGCTTGCCGGACTTGTGACCAAATAGCGGTTTGTGCTCGGTCAACGCAAGTACCTCGCTCACCTTGATCTGGATCTCGTTCCACTTGAAGATCAAGATGCCCTCGGGCTCCAGCACCCGAAAGCACTCGGCGAATCCCTTGCGAATGTCATCGCGCCAATCTTGGCCAAGCACGCCGTACTTCAGGCCGAGCCAGCTCAGTTTCCCGGCCTTGCGCAGATGCGGCGGGTCGAAGCTGATCAACTTGAACGAGTTGTCGGGAAACGGCATGTCGCGGAAGTCCATGAGAACGTCCGGCTTGATGTCGAGCGCGCGGCCGTCGCAGAGGATGTGCGATTCCTCGCGCACGTCGCCGAACAGCACGCCTTGGTGCTTCGGGTCGAACCAGAACATACGGCTCCCGCAGCAGGCGTCAAGGATTGAAGGCAATGCGCTCACAGCTTCTCTCCCTTGCCATCGGCAGGCTGTGCGGCGGTGAGAAAGGCGCGCGCCTCATTCAATTCGCGGCACAACTGCTGGCGTCCCTTATCAGCCTGTTGCTTGGCCTCAGTCGCGTCGCGCATGGCTGCGATGTTGCTTATCCAGCGAGTTTCAAAGTCAGCCGGCAAATGACCTGACGCCATCAAGTCGCGAGGCGCGGGCGCGTACACAGACGACGTTAGTTCGCGTTCAACTTCTCGCGCGACCTCTGCAGGGAACGGCCATGGGGTGCGTTGCGTTTCGATCACGATGCCTCCCCCGTCTCAGCCTGTGGCGAGGGAGCAGGGGCCGCATCGAGCATCGCCTCGATGGCGCCTTCCAAGCGTTGTTTGAAGAAGGAGCCTTCCTTGAAGCGATGCTTGAAGGCAGCGACCATTTCGGGCGTTGCCGTCTTGGGCCATTGACGAGCCTGCGGCCCCTTGGTGCTTGCGCTCTGCTGGGGTGCTGCTGGCGCTTCCTCGCGTGATGCGAGGGCGGCTTTGCCGATGGCAAAATCGTCATCCAGCGTCTCGGCGATCTTGGCCGCATACCACTCTTTTGAGGGCCGGTCAGCAGCCGACATGGCCGCATCAACATCCGACGAATCACCCGCCGTCCAGAGGCACGACACCAGTTTTCCGGCCTCGTCGTACTTCACCTTGCAGACACCGTATTCGTAGCCCTCGGCATCCTTGTTCGCCGTGTGCAGCCATGCCAGCCGCGCGGTGTTGATTGCCCCCTGCTCGCGCGCAGCGATAGCGGCACTGGGTGCGGCGAGAGGCAGCGGATGCCATTCAGAACAGTGGTATCCGGCGACCAACGTGGCGCCGTTGTAGTGGATGACGGCCGCGACGGGCTCTTGCTCGTCGGCCCATTCAGGCATTTGCCGAACGATGCCGACTACAGGGGCTTCACGCGGGCCAAGCAATACGCGAACGCCGTCTGGTGCTGACGCGAGCGGCTGCCATGCCCCGGGCTGCTTCTCTTGACCGGCAGCGCCATCCTTGGCGGCGAGGAATCGCTCGGCCGCAGCGTGCGCCTTGTGCCACAGAGCAATGTCCACGTCTCGCGTGCCAACAGCGCCATAGGCCAACGGCTTCAAGGCGACGAATTCGCGCAGGGCATCCACCGCCTCGCCACCCTTGCTGCTGGCCTGAGGAGCGGCCACTTTGGCAATGACATGACGCTCTTCATCGTCGGGGTCTGCGTGCTTGAAGACGATTTCCGGCGCGTGGTAGTCGTCGCCGATAGTCTTCAGAAGACGGTCAGCGTACTCGCCGCGCGTGAAGATGATCGTGGTTCCGTCCGTGACGTTAAGCCAGCGAACGGCGCCTCCTCCTGCGTCACGACGACAAGCCTTCCAGAAATCATGGCCGGCCTGAATCAATGCTTCCGCACAGCTTTGCAGGGTGCGTGGCGCCCCTCCCTCAGCACAGCGAAGCACGACTTCGCCAGTCTCGCCGGCAGCGTCCATGCACAGGGTTTTGTTGTCGGTCATGGTGGGCCTCAGGCAGCTTTGAGCCGCAGTTGTTCTTCACGGTCTTGAACGAGTGCAACGAAAGCCATCAGGTCGGCTTCCAGCTTCTCGATGGAGTCCTCATCACGGTCGATGCGGATGATGTGCAGGCCCTTGCGTCCAGCCTTTTCAAGGTCGGGCGCCCACAGCACCAGGTCAACCCATTTGCGGCCCAGCAGCCATAGGTAGCCCAAGCACTGATCGCGGTAGGCCGACAGGTCGCCATCCACCAAGGCCGTGAACAACGTGTCGCTGCTCACAATGGTCTTGATCTCAAGCACGCCGTCGTCATCGATAAGGCCATCAGGACTTAGGCCGAAGAAGCCGTCTTCGGTAGCGAAGAAGCCAACCTCATCGACCATGTAGCCGGTGCGAGCCTCGTACAGCGCCCGCGCTTTCGGCTCTTGCTCTACGCCTGTTCGCATTGCAGCGTTCTGTGACTTGGCAGGAGCGGTGCCACCGAAGCGCTCGCGTGCAACGTCACGGGCATAGTCAAGGCATGATTTGGACGGCTGGCCGTTCTGGAGTTTGCTGCGACAGTCCTTGAAGCGGGAGCCTGTCACGACACCCCGGCGCGCTGCGAGCCATTCCTCGCTTCCCTGATCAAGCTTCAGCCACGGCATCTTTAGCCTCCACATCGGTTACGTCAGCCTTTGCCTGTTCGGCCCTGATCCGAGCTAGGTGCGCCTTGTAGGCCGTCTTCAGCGAGTCGTGCGCTGTTAGGTCGCTGGCGAGCTTGCTGTTGTTCTCAGCCCAGTAGTTCTTCAGTTCGTCTACCGTCTTGGTCATGCGCAAGCCGTCAATGACGGGCTGTGGGTCCAAGCTCACAGACTTCGCATTCAGTGATGCCAGACCTTCGCCGCCATCCGTGTTCAGGTGGTGGATGGCTTGATCGAGGCGGTCCGACTTCGGCCAGTACTTGTAGGCGCGCTTCACGACGGTCTTCTTCGCCATTTCTCCGTAGTCGGTATCCCAAGGTGACTGCTTGCCAGCCTTGACGGACTCCGAGCGGTTCTTGATGGCGTCGATGTCTTCGCGACTCATGCATTCGGTCAGGTAGTCACCGCTGTGCATCTTGACGACCACATAGGCGCCCACCATGTCGCCGCGCTCCTTGGAGAACGGATTGAATGAATGGGTCGGCGGCCGGTCGAAGCCATTGAGCGTGAAGGCGTCATTGGCGTAGACCAGATCAGCCTGAGCCCACATGATCGAACCCGACTGAATGGCAAGATCGATCAGGCCCATGTAGCTGATGTCTAGGCAAATCTTACCCTTGCGTGGCACCAGATATGCCTGCTTCTTGGCGGGGTTCAGGCTGATGCCGATGGCCGCGATGTTGGTCACCGCGTTGACCACGGATTGCCGATCCCCTGCAGCGAGCTTCGCCACGTAGTCATTCGAGGTCAGCACCTGGATAGCGAAACCGGCTTCGCGCTCGAAGTTCAGGGAGCGGTCCACCAGCACATTCTGGAAGCCATCCTCGGCCCCATAGACGTAGTTGGTGATCGTTTGGATAGCACTCATACCGAAGCCCCCCAAAGGCCAGCGAACATGCAAGCGCCAACCAAGATCAAAGAAATGACGAGACTGCCAACCCACGATGAGGGCTCTTCCTCGCTGTGGGCGGTGAAGGGACTGAAAAGGTCGTTCATTCCCGCTCCTTCCACGTGCCAGTCTGGCGGTTGAAGTCTTGCAGCTCGCGCTTCAATTCAGCGAGGACATAACCAGCAACTCCAGCCACGCGAAGGCGACCGCAGAGCAGACTGGCAAGATTGCGAGATGCTGTATCGCCGCGCTTGATGTCGCTCTTGGCAGCTTCGACTGCGCTAGTGAATTCTTGAAAGTCCACGTTCACTCCTTCGCCACAAGGGCACGGTTCTGGGATGCCGCGTACTCAGCGGCGCGGTCGTTTTCGATATGGGCGATGCGTTGGGCTGCATCAACCTCGGATGGTCCGAGTAGTGGCGACATGGCAGGCACTACTACGAGCAGGACGAACAGCAGAAGGCACATGGCCCAGTTGGGCAGGTGGGCGAGGCTCATGGCTTCTCCGCGAGGCCGCGCCAGAAGAAGCATTGCAAGGAGCACGGTTCGACGCCTTCAAGCACGAGACCAAAGACGACGCGGAATTCCGCGATGACTGGGCGAAGTTCGGTTCGGTCCAACTGCTGCCGGCGTTGAACCACGCAGGCTTCGTCATGGTGGGCGCGCAGAGCCGCAAGTTCAGCGTGAAGCTGGCAAGCGCATTCATCGAATGGCTGCTGGCGTTCGGAGCAGAGCACAACGTGCGTTGGTCGACGCCGAAGCGGTGGGGAGTGGCGCCGCAGTGACCTTCGCCCGCAAGCCCTACATCCGCGAGAAATCCAGCGTCATGGCGATGGCTGAGCGCGCCGCCTTGGGCCTGAAGCCTAACGGCGCCCGCAAGGCTGTCATGGCGCATTGCGCCGCTGCTGCGCATCCGGCCCCAAAAGGTGCGCCACCGGCGCGCGGCGGCGTGCTTGAGCAGTTGCACAAGGCCCGGCTCGTCGAACTCGGCTGCATGTGCTGCGACATGGCGCTGGACGTGTTCACGCCCGACGTCGAGCTGCACCACCTGCGCGCAGGCATGGGTTGGGGGAAGGGCGACTGGATGACGCTGATCCCGCTTTGCCCTGAGCACCACCGTGGCACTACTGGCGTGCACGGCCTCGGAACCAAGGCCTTCCCCAAGCACTACGGCTTCACTGAGCAGGACATGCTGGACAAGGCCCTGCAGCTTTTGAACATCACGCCCAAGGGCAAGGAGACGGAATGCTGATCACACGCCCATTCACCAATGAAGAAGTCGCCGCGAACCTTGAAAGCGGCCAGCTCGGCGCAGGGATGATTGCGGAAGCGTGCCGTCGCATCCGGGGCCTTCCGGCATCCGGCTCCGACTCCCGCGCTCGGGCCTTCGCGCTCACGTTCAGCCCAATGGACGTGATCCCGACGAAGCAGTGCGAGGTGCTGCTCTACAACCAGTGCGATGGCTATCACCAAGTCGAGGCGAAGTTCTGGGATGGGAAATTTCAAGGGTTCTGGAATTTCCTGGGTACGTCGCACTACAACCCCGAGCACTTCGCTGCTTGGGCTGAACTGCCCGACTGCAACGCAGACCTGTACCCGGTGTTTGCTGATCAACGTCCATTTGGGGAGCGCGCATGAGCATTCAAGACCGCTACGCCACCGCCGTCCGCTCGTCCTGCCTCACGGTCGACGCCCGCACCACCTACAGCGACACAGACGTGTTGGGCGCGATGGGTTTGGCCGGCCGCGACTTGGCGGAGGGCCGCACATGGTCGCGCGGGCAGCAGGTGCCAATCCCGAAGGCGCCGCTCGCCGTCCCACTCGAGCGCCTGTTTATGGGCGACAACTACGCAGCGCAGGAGATCGTCGAGATCATGGTCGAGTGGCTGCGCGGCAAGGCGCCAGCGATGCACTTGAAGCTGACCATGCTGCAGTGCGCCGACATGGCCAAGGCCTGCCTCGCATGGCACCGTGACAGCGTCTGCAAGCACTGCGGCGGCCACGGGCAGGGGCTGATCAAGGGCAGCACGACCCTCGGCGGGGCGATCTGCAAGCCCTGCAAGGGAACGGGGCGCATCCCATTCGAGCGTCAGTTTCGCCACGAGCATCGAGACCTCGCACGCTGGCTGGTGGGCGAGATGGAGCGCGAGCAGGGTAGGGCCGGCCCTGCTGCAATGCGCAAGATCGCGGCTCGGCTGGACTTCTGAAATACTGCAAAATCTTTTTGCGAGAGGTCGAAAAACTTCTTGCACCTAGCACCAATGGTGCTACAATAGACCCCAGTGGTAGCGCAGCCCGCGCAGCCCGAACCCCAAAAGGATGAACGGAAATGGACAAGACCTTGGACCAGCTCAAAGTTGAAGCAGAGATCGGCAAGCTGATGGCTGAAACCATGAAGCTCAACGCCGAAGCCGCCAAGATGATCCGGGAGCGCATGTGGTATCCGGCTGTTGTCGTCGCCTCGGTGGCCGCAGCAGCAGTAGCGATCACCAAAGTCTTCCTCTAAACACCAAGCGGCCCGAAAGGGCCGTTTTCACTTCCCCATGATTCCCTACGAAGCACCCAGCACAACGGACCTGCAACGCCTCAAGGAGCAGCTTGGGTTCAGCGGTAACGACATGGCCGACCTGGCGAGCGTCGCGGGCGGGCAGCAGTGGCGCAAGTACACAGGCGGCGCAGAGCCGCGAGGCATCAACCTGCACATGCTGTTTTTCATCGCAGCGCGGTTGGCGTTGTCGCCCGCCGAAATGAGCAAGGTCGTTGACAAGATGAAGGAGATCGGCGCCGGGGTGGATCGCGCTGACTTCGATCTGCAGCGCAAATCCGCTTAGGGTAGGCACTGGATAAAAGACCCTTGCGGCGCAGAAATTCGTGTGTTACGCTTCGGCACCCGTATAAATCTGGCGTGTCGCCAGAAAAGCAATAGAGCGGCGCCATCCTTCGTTGGATAGTCGCCTCCAGAATTCGAGCCGCCCTGAGCAATCACGGCGGCTTTTTTGTTTGCCCGGCCGAGGCTCGCTGCACACATTCAATGCCGCAGACCGTCCTCGCGCCGTGGCGACCCTCTTTCAGTGGAGGGGTGTGGTCGGTGACGCGACTTGTGGCGACCCGGAAGGGTCGGCCAGCATCGCCTGGATCTGTTTAGCCAAGTCCAGCGCTGCTGGTGCTGGTATCACAACTCGCCCGATCACAACGTGGTTGATGGGGCCCGGGGTAGATCTGTGATCTATCCGGCCGGCTCCAAGGGTGATATGTACGTTCCCCATATGCATCCATAGGCCCGCGTGTCCTGTTGAGTGGACTTCTGGCGCATGTGGGTTGTCAATGAAATTGACCGGAAGTTGCTCATCTGCCATTGCTGTCTCCTTTTTGGGGTTGGTAGTGCTCGATTCGGGTCAGTCCAAGGCGGAAAGTTCGGACTGCCGTATTCAAGATTTAGTTAAATTCAAACCCGGCACCCAACTAACTCACCGCCGCTCAGGCGCTGGGAAGGCCAAGCCGGCCCGTGCAGTCGTCGGGCAAGACGCCGCCTGCCAGCCAACCGGGGGAGACCACCTGCGGATAACTCCTCTCGCAGCCCCCGGTTGTGCTGTGCCCCATTGAAAGAACCCTATGGCACTCACGAAGAAGCAACAGCGATTCGTGGACGAGTACCTGATCGACCTGAACGGCAAGCAAGCAGCGATTCGCGCGGGCTACACCGTAAGGCGAGCGGAAGTTACTGCATCGGAATTGATCGCAAACCGTAAGGTTTCGGAAGCAATCACCCAAAAAATGCAGATTCGCGCGCAGCGGACGGGGATCACGCAAGACCGTGTGCTTCAAGAGTTGGCGCGTATCGCTTTCTTCGACATCCGGCGCCTCTACAACGAAGACGGCGGCATGAAGGCGCCTCACGAACTCGACGATGACGCGGCGGCTGTGTTGGCCGGCGTCGATGTGACTGAAGAGTTCGAGGGCCGCGGCGAGGATCGCAAGCAGATCGGCTTCATGAAGAAGGCCAAGATCTTCGACAAGGGGACGGCTCTGACGTTGGCCATGCGCCATCTCGGCATGCTGAAGGACAAGGTGGAGCACTCAGGCGGCCTAACCCTTCGTCGCAGCGCACAGGAACTGACGGATGACGAACTCGCAGCCATCGCAGCAGGAGGCGGCGAGGGAGCTGCTGATCAGGCGTAAAGCCCGATCCGACATTCAGCGGTACGTCAGCGCGATTGATGTTCCGGGGCGCCCTGTAAGCGACGACGATCCAGACACTGAGATTTTCCAGCCCGTCGAAGTCGCGCTCGCCCATCACCACCGGCTGCTGCTGCAGAAGCTGGATGAGGTGAGCAAGACGCCTCACGGCCGGATGATGGTGTTCATGCCGCCTGGCAGTGCCAAGAGCACCTATGCCTCGGTGGTGTTCCCATCGAAGTACTTGGGCGAAGTCGGCAAGCGAAAGCTGATCCTGGCGAGCTATGGCGACGACCTGGCCCGCAAGATGGGCCGGCGCACTCGCTCTATCGTCAAGCAGCCGCGTTACAACGGCATTTTCAAATGCGGCCTGACCGTTGAGTCACAGGCCGCGCAAGAGTTTTCGCTGACCAATGGCAGCGAGTACATGGCTTGCGGCATCTTGGGCGGTGTCACTGGCAACCGCGCGAACGGAATCATCATCGACGACCCGATCAAGGGCCGAGAACAGGCGAATTCTGAGACGGTTCGCGCGAAGACTTGGGACGCCTACGAAGACGACCTTAAGACGCGCCTGATCCCCGGTGGCTGGATCGTATTGATCCAAACCCGCTGGCATGAGGATGACTTGGCCGGCCGCATCTTGCCCGAAGGCTGGAACGGCGAGAGTGGAAAGATTCTGTGCAAGGACGGGAACCACTGGGAGGTGCTGTGCCTTCAGGCGCGCTGCGAGGTCGACAGTGACCCGCTCGGGCGTGTTCGTGGCGAGTACCTGTGGCCTGAGTGGTTTGACCGGAAGCACTGGGCCCAGTTCGAGCAGAACCCGCGCACTTGGTCGGCCCTGTATCAACAGCGTCCCTCGCCGCTGGATGGCGATCTGTTCAAGCCTGACCAGATCAAGGTGATCGAGGCGCTTCCTGCGGGGAATATCAAGTGGGTGCGTGGCTGGGACTTGGCCAGCACTGTCGACGGCGATTGGACTGTAGGCCTCCGCCTGGGGCGCACGGAAGATGGGCGATTCATCATCTCCGACGTCCGGCGCATGCGCGTCGGGCCGGACGAGCGCGACGCAGCCATGGTCAACACGGCCGCGATGGACGGCCGCTCAACCAAACAGAGCATTCCTCAAGACCCGGGGCAGGCTGGCAAGACACAGGTTCTCTACCTTACGCGGGCGATGGCGGGAGCATCGGTTGTTAGTTCGCCTGAGTCGGGTGACAAGGTGACTCGTGCAGAGCCTGCGGCTGCGCAGGTGAATGTGGGGAATGTCTCCATGCTTCGAGCGGACTGGAACCAGCCGTTCGTTAACGAACTGCGCAGTTTCCCCAACGGGGCAAACGACGACCAAGCGGACGCATTCGCTCGCGCATTTGCAGAGCTGATCGCACCGCGGCGCTCTTTCTTTGGATAACGCATGTTCAACTGGCTCTTCCGCAAACCCGCCGCCGCGCCAGTTGCTCCGACTCGCGCGGGTGGTGGGTTCTTCAGCACTCACGCCTTCGACGGCATGGGTGCACCCATCGTAAAGATGGGCGATGTCCTGGCAGGTCTCATCCGAAAGCTGCCAGTTGCGAAGGTCTCTGGCGCGATGGACGAGGGCGAAGGCGAGGGGCTGCTGAAGCTGGCCGCACAGCCGACGACGATCCCTGAAGTGCTCGCCATGTGGTACGCGAGCCAGACTTTCATCGGTCACCAACTGTGCGCCATCCTGTCGCAGCACTGGCTGATCGACAAGGCGTGCTCGATGCCTGGCCGTGATGCGATTCGTCAGGGATTTGATGTGGTGAGCATCGATGGCGACGACTTGGACCCAACGGCGCTGAAGATCATGCGCCGTTACGACCGTGCGATGCGCCTGAACTGGAACCTTGAGCAGTTCGTGCGGATGGGCCGGATCTTCGGCATTCGCGTCGCGATGTTCAAGGTCGACTCAACCGACCCGGACTACTACGAAAACGGTTGGCAATGGCGCGGGGGGTACTGGCGGAACAACATCATTTGGGGCCTACGTGTCTGCAACCGGTGGCGTTGGCGGCTCAGGCTCCGCAGCGGCGGCGCAGACCAGCAACACCGGCGGCGGGGGCGGCATTGGGGTAGGCGGCGATGTGTCTATCCGCGGTAGCTCAGGAGGCTCGTCGATTGGTGGAACTGCAACCGGCGCGCTTGCGCTGCTCAGTGGCTTCGGTGGAGCGGCGGCCAAGGGCTCTGGCGGCGTCGCGGGAGTCACGGGAACCTTGAACGGCATCTCTGGCAGCGACGGCGGCGGCGGTGGTGGTGGTGCAGGTTCCTACAACAGCGGTGCTCTGCAGGGCGGTGGCACTGGCGGCTTTGGTTTTGTCATCGTTTCGGAGTATTCCTAATGCAGTACGCACGCATTCAAGACGGCCTTGTCGCCGAACTCATCGCACCTTTCACGCGCACGGAAGCAGACCGGCCGCAGGCACCGGCGCCGCTCGCCGAAGACGCCACCGAGCAAGATCGCGAAACTCACGAGCTTCTGCAAGCTGCCCATGACGACTACATCGCTGGCGACGTTCCGATCGAGGAGCGCTTTCACCCAGACGTAGTTGCAATGTTGGTCGCGGTTCCCGCGGGGGCGACAGTGATGCCAGGGGATTCCTGGGACGGCAAGGTGTTTGGCCCACCGCCGGTGCCAGTGATCCCGCCAGTGACAGCCGATCAGGCCAAGGCCCAGCGCGACACGCTTCTTGCTGATGCCACTTTGCGCATCGGGCCTCTGCAGGATGCGATCGACATCGGCGAGGCCACGGATGCGGAGACCGCAGCGCTCAAGCTGTGGAAGCAATACCGCGTCGACCTCAGCCGAATCGAGACGCAGGCTGGATTTCCTAAATCGGTTGTTTGGCCGAAGGCGCCCGGCTGAAAGAGCCCTAGATCACCGCGACCCGCTTCGGCGGGTTTTCTTTTGCCTGAAAGGACGGCATGAACCAAACAGACCTCACTCCGGTGCACGTCTTCACGCAGCTCGCCTCGCTGGTTTTCGGCATGTCGGTCGCAATGGTTGTTGGTCCGTACATCGTGATCGGCATCGGTGCGATGGGTGGCGCGGCCGTGATGATCATGCAGCGGCAGGGCGACGGGAACATCCGCGCCTTCATCTACTTCTTGGCATCGGCCGCCGTCGCGGTGCTACTGACGGTGCCCATCTCGATGATGGTCGCCTCGTTCTGGGAGCCGATCCGGGATCAGTGGCTGTTTGCGCCAGTGTCCTTCGGGCTGGGCTACGTGGGCGACAAGTATCCAGCAATCATGTCTTGGGTCGGCTCGAAGATCAGTGCGTTCGTCGATGTGTTGATCGCCGCAAGGGGGCAGAAATGACCAGCACGGAATTCCTCCCTGCTGGCCTCAACGCCGCGCTCTCTGCTGCCATCGTCTTCGTGTGCATCTGCCGCGCCGACAAGATCACTGGCAGCGTCCTCAACCGCGTGAAAGCGCAGTACGTGCTCATGGTGATGGGAGCCTGTGCCAACGGTGCTGCACCGTGGCTCTTCGCGATGCCTGGCTGGCCCTCTGTCTTCTTCACCTTCGCGGTGCTCTTCATGCTGGCGGCCGACAGCTACCAGTGGCGCCGCGGCCCTCCCGAAAGTTCAACTGGCCCTGCGCCGTTAGGAGACCTGTGATGCCATCAAACCGCAAAGCTTTCCTCGACATGTTGGCTGTGTCCGAAGGAACCCGCACCAGTCCCGCCACCGTGAACGATGGGTACGACGTGATCGTTACCGGCGTGGATGGAAAGTCCGAAGTTTTCACCGACTACAGCACACATCCGTTTGCCAACGGGCGGCCGTCGAAGGTGATCAACAGTCGCGGGCTGACCTCCAACGCGTCGGGCCGTTACCAGTTCATGCTCAAGGACTGGGCACACTACAAGGCACAGCTCGGCCTCCCGGACTTTGGCCCTGACTCGCAGGATCTATGGGCGCTGCAGCTTATTCGTGAGCGTGGCGCACTGCCGTTGATCGATGCGGGCAGTTTTGACCTGGCAGTGGCGCGCGTGCGCAACCTGTGGGCGAGCCTGCCAGGCGCAGGGTACGGGCAGCCCGAGCACTGCATCGACAGGCTGCGTGCGGCGTACCAGGCCGCGGGCGGGATGCTCGCATGACGCACGTTTGCTGCCTTTGTGGATCTGCAGGTCATGAGACGACGCAGTGCAAGTGGAGGATCGTTCGATGACCAAGATTTTTGACGTGGTGCCCGGCTGGATCTATGCGGCGGTCATTGCACTGCTGCTGTTTTTCATGCTCGGCCAACGTGTGCAAGTCAGCAACGCTAAGGCCGCGACGGCACGCGCACAGGTGGCATTGGCTGACGCGAGAACTCAGGCGGTGCAAGCCGCACAGAAGGCCGAAGAAGATGCCCGAACTGAAGAAACCCGCCGCGAGGCTGAAAAACAGGAAGTGATCGACCATGCACGCCAACAAACTGAAGCCGCTCTGGCTGCTGCCCGTGATGCTGACGCTGCTGCTGACAAGCTGCGCGGTCAGCTCACCGCCTATGTCGCCGCCGTCCGTCGCGCCACCACGAATCCCAGCACTTCCAGCAGAAGCACGCCAGCCGACGATCCCATCGGAGTGCTTGCCGATGTGCTCAGCCGCGCTGACGCAAGAGCGGGCATCCTGGCAAAGTTCGCTGACTCTGCCCACATCGCCGGCACTGCCTGCGAGCGGTACGCCGATGGACTACAGCCTCCCAGTCGGTAAGCTGCCCACGTCACACTGATCCACCATCCCCCCCAGCGTCCGCGCTGGGGGGCTTTTTCGTTTCTGAGTGCGACAATCGCAGACATTCTCAGATGGAGGGATGCGATTGATGAAACGATATGCAAAGGCAGTGCTACGTCCTGCTTGGAACGCATTGAAGTGGCGGATGGACGGGATTGCCAAGGCCGAATCGGGCGCTGCTCTCACCGCAGCCATGCGGCGCGCAGACGATCTTGAAAACGTGCTGCGCGAGACAAATGAGCGGCTTGGGAAAGCGCTCACAAGAATCGACGATGCGGAGCGACAACTTGCGCGAAGCTCGCAGATCTATTCAAAGGTCAGGACTGCGTTTCCTGATCTTTTTTACAGCGATCAGATCGAGAGAGAACTCACGCAGTACAACGATCAGATCGACGTTCACGAGCTGCCGTCAGTTTTCGACTACTGGTCGAACAAGTACATCCTTCCGCTGTTCCATGAGTGCGGGTTCTCCACGGTTGATGAGTTCTATGCGAAGAACCTTGTGCAAGCTGCCCAGCGAGTTGGCGGTACGGCTCGGTTTATCAGCATCGGGGCGGGGAACTGCGACACAGAAATTCGCGTCGTCAAGTTGATGCTCGAACTCGGCCTCAAAGACTTTGAATTCGAGTGCTTGGATCTCAACCCGACGATGCTAGATCGCGGCCGAGAGGCCGTGGACGCTAGTGGGCTTGGCCGAATTTTTCGATTCGTGCAAGGCGACTTCAATGCGTGGATTCCGTCAGGCGAATACGCTGGAGTCATGGCGAACCATTCGCTGCATCACGTCACCAACCTGGAAGGGCTTTTTGATTCGATCAAGGCGTCGCTCAATCCTCGCGGCTACTTCGTGTCGAGCGACATGATCGGGCGCAACGGCCACATGCGTTGGCCTGAGGCGCTTGGACACGTTGAACGCATCTGGCAAGAGCTACCGGCAGAGCGGCGATACAACCACCAAATGCGGCGCGCGGAACCCACGTTCGTGAACTGGGATTGTTCAAGCGAAGGGTTTGAAGGTATCCGCGCGCAGGACATCCTCCCTCTTCTTGTGGATCGCTTCGACTTCCCGGTTTTTCTCGCTTTTGGGAACGTGATCAACCCGTTTGTGGATCGATGCTTCGGCCCCAACTTCGACGCAGATTCGGCAGATGATCGAGCGTTCATCGACCGCATCCATGCCATCGACGAGGCGGGCTTCGAGAGCGGCGAATTGACGCCGACGCAAATGCTGGCCGTGATGAGCCCCACCGCAGTGGATTCCCACGTTTACGCGCGAGGCCTCAGCCCGCAGAAGGCGGCGCGGTCGACAAACTAATCGTTAGCGACCGCATCAGACTACGCCTTGCTCACCTTCAGTTCCAGCCGGTAGCCCAGCGCACTGAAGGCCTGCGCCATCGTGTCGATCTTCGTCGCGTGATGAAGATCCAGGATGCGCGTTACCTCTTGGGGTTTGATCCCCATCGACCGGGCAATGTCGATGGGCCGCGCCTTCTTCTTCAGCACGATGTTCAGCAGTTCCACCTTGGACGCGACGGAGAGCGGAAGCTCAACCAGGCGCTCGTCTTTCTGGAGCGCGCTTGGTCGAGGAACCTCTCTGCCATCCTCAAAGTAGAAATCCATGGCCGTGACGAGTGCGTCAATGGCCATGGCTTGCGCTTCTTCTAAGGTGTCCCCCTGCGTGATGGCCTCCGGTACGTCCCGGAAGGTGACCACAAAGCCGCCTTCATCCGCCGGCTCAAACTTAGCTGGAAATTTCAACATCTATACCTCTACTGTCCTGGCGTTCGTGAATGGAGCAACCCGGGATAGGCCCTTTCGGGCCTCCCTCTCATTTCAGTCCTAGTTGCTTCAGGATTGCTTGTTTAGTGCCTTCCTTCAGTTCCTTGCTTGGGTGTCTCGGTAAGACTGTCTGTTTGCCGTTGATGGAGAGTTTGGAGTGTTTCTTTCCCTCTACCGCTACGACTCCCTGAGTCTTGAGCCACCGCTTGAATTCACTGATTTTCACGACCGCCTTTCTGTTGTTACGATGGATGAATTATAAACAAAAATGCTTTCAACCCGCAAGAGGTTTATACGCATTTTTGCTAAATAATTTCCATCGAAGCAACGGGGCTTGCTGATGCGAAGCAGGCCGGCTGGCTACTCGCTGCCGTTCCGCTCGACCGGCACCACGAGCCATACCTGCCGGTGCTCCCACACTCGATGCACGCCGTCGACCGTCTGGGAGTCGAGTTCGGTTCCTGACAGCAGGAAACCGGGCCCCTTGTGCGCCACGATGACAGGATCGGTGATCCGTCCACGGCTGGCCATCTGCGCAGTGCCGTAGCTGACGTACAGGCTGGCCTCGACCAGGTTGCGCGCCGAGTTGTTCTTGTCGCGGTCGGATTCCAGGATGGTGACGGTTACGCGCATGGGGGCATCGCGCTCGCCAACCTTCAGGCGCAGGCCCTGGCGCATCAGGGGAGTGACTTCGGCGAAGAACATGGCTCAGGCCGCCCGTTTCATTGGGAGCACGTTTTTCGGCAGCGGCGGGGGTTGCCCGGTCTCGCATGCCACGAGGAAGTCGGCCCAGATCCCGAGAGCGTGCCGGCGCTCAGGGATCTCTTCCCGCACGTCGTAGATGCCCTCCATGCCCTTGAGCTTGTGGTTCAGGGCGATCTCGGAAATCTCGCGCGACACGCCCAGGTTGCGCAGATGCCCCTTGGCCGTGCTGCGCGTGTCGTGAGGGGTGAAGCGGCGAATGTCGATGGCGCCGCGAACGAAGGCGCGATTGAAAGCAGCCCAGAGTGTGGTGCGGCCGACAGGCACATCGCCCAACTTGATGACTCGATCTATCCGGCGGGCGGGGAGCACCCACTGCGAATCGCCAGCCACTGAGATCAGCTCGCGGAACCACTCCACCACCACGGGCGGCAGCGGCACCGAAAAACCCACACGGGTCTTCACGGAGTCGTCCGGCACCCACCAGGTGCCGGCGTCCAGGTCTACGTCCACCTTTTTCGCCTTCACCAGCTCGACGCCACGAACGCAGGTGACGAGCAGGATGCGGAACGCCAGACCGTTTTCGCGACCGATGAAGTCGACGCCAGACAGCAGCGCCTTTAGTTCGTCAGTGGCCAGCATGATGCGCTTGCGCACAGGGGGCCGCGGCCCCTTGAGCGATGTGAGCTTGATCCCCATGCATGGGTTGGCCGCCACTATGGTCAGACCGCAGGCGTGGTCGTACAGCTTTGAGGCTGTCGTGAGGGCGCGCTTGGTCATCGTCCATGACCGTTTGCTGTCCTTGAGCACGGTGACGATGTCCATGCTGGTCACCTGATCCACGCGACGCGTACCCAGCTTTGGCACGATGACCTGGTCGAGGTCCGCATTGCGGTAGTAGATCGTGCCGGCCGCAAAGTCGCTGGGCAGCAGCACCTTCTTGCGGTAGTCGTCCACAAGCTCGGAGACGGTCCATGCAGCGGCCGCTCGGGTCTTGCGCTCCTGCTTCTGAGTTGCCGGGTCGACGCCCTTGTCGATGGACGCGCGCAGTGCCCGAGCGTCCTCGCGCGCTGCGGCCAGGCTGATGTCGGGATAGTTCCCAATGGTCATCTCCTTGCGGGCGCCGCCGCCTTGGCGGTAGCGCAGCACCCACGACGCAGTGCCGCCCTTCGACAGGGTGAAGGTCAGGCCGTCGCCATCGGACTTGGCGACAGGCGCCCCCTTGGCGATCCAGCGCTTGATCTGCAGGTCGGAGAGTAGGTGACTGAGTTTGGCCATCGTCTGGGGAGGTTGGGTAGCTAGGCCGTCTAGCTACCCACCTAGCTACCCAGCCAACGCGAGTCAGTGTGACACATCAGGAATCATGAGGCGCCAACTTCTCCAGAAAAATCAACGACTTGCCGAAACTCGCGGCACGCCCTGACACATCCAGAGTCACCAATGAAAATTCCAGGTGGCGATTTTCATAAGCAATGTATCTATCTGATATCCAAGGGCGTACCCCAAAAATCTTCGCTGTCCTGCATCGTTCGTGAGCCGGAGGCGGCAATGAAACACACGGGTGATGCTACAGATTCGATTGGGCCGTATTTTGGGCGGACTCCGGTTCCACTTGGAGGGCGTCTGGACAGACTGTTACTTGTGATTCGGTGGTCCGAGGCCGGATCACGAACTCTTGCCGGCCTCCGCATTTTTCCTCCGGATCCGGCTCGCCTTCTCCTCGGAGTAAGGCTCGCAGGTCGGCTCGCTTCTGGAGACGGTGCCTTCGTCCAGGCCGTGATCGCGGTAGCTGCAAATGGCCCCGGGCTTGACGTTCGCCAGACAGGATTGTTCTGACAAGCCAGCGGCGGTCGGCGCATAGGCCGGCAGTTCTTCTTCGGGGACGTAGGTGTACAGCGCAGGGTTGGCGCGTGCGAGGCCGCCTTGCTTCTCGGCCAGAAGAAGAGGGCCCACGCTGCCATCCGCCTGCAAGGCCGCTTTCCAGACGAAAAACTGCGGCACGGTCGCATCGGTGGTGCTTGCCGCAGCGTCGCCGTTTTTCCAGCGATAGATGGTTTGCACGGGCAGCGCCTTCGGATCTTCCGGTTCGCTGTAGCGCTTGGCTTGGAGGTCCTGGGCTCGCGCGAAATAGAACACGTCGGTCGGCGTCACGTGAACGTAGCTTGCCGTGGAGACTCTCTGGCGCAGGCCGCTGCGCTCGGCGGGCTTGTACTGGTGGGGCTCGGCGGCCAGCACGGTCACCTTCAGGCTCTTGCTGCCGAGGTCGTAGAACCACACCTGGCCTGCCTGCGCGGTGAAGGCGTACTGCAGGCGCGGATGGCCATCGAAGCTTGGCGGCACGACGTTGGGGGCGGCCAGATAGTTTTTCGTGTTCCCCGCATACGTGGGCGGCTTCTCGGTGGGAAGCGAGCCCCACTTCACCTTGTCCGACACGGGCCAAGCGCGCGAGACGCTGCAACTGCAGGAGGCGTTTTTTTCCGTCAGGTTGTTGCAGGTGACGGGCGCTCCGTCGAGCACCTCGCCATCGCGAAACTGCTTGATGGCTACCGTGGATGTTTCCTGGAAGTACACGGTCCTCCATGTCAGCGTCGCGATGCCGTAGGGCGTGATCACGCACCCTGAAAGCAATGAAAAGACAGGCAGCAGGGCGAAGAGCTTGTGCGGCAGCCGCAT